AAATGCTAAGTTACTTTATATTAACAAGACCTTAGATAGCGACTCCCTGAATGAGCGACAAAGAAGAAACATTGTTGAAGCTATTACAAAGGCAGAAACACCAAAAGAAGCGAAGGTAATTTTTGAAACCCTTCAAAGCACAGTGGGAAGCAGGGGGGCCAAGCCTTCTATGCCGAAATCACTTAGCGAAGCAGTTAGTAGAAATTCTTCCCTTATTTTGAACTCGCAAAGAAAAGAAAATAATAACGAAACAGATATCTTTTCCGAGCGTATGCAGCGTTTAGCTGGCATTAAAAAAGAAAAATAATTAGGAGGTTACTATACTATGTCTGTTTTACAAACATTAACAGAAGGCATCGTTAGTCGCGATATTTCAAAGGAAGGACAAGCTCTTCTCTCCAAGTGGGAAAAGACAGGTCTTCTTGAGAACCTTGGCGATGACCGTGCTAAGAATACAATGGCCGTTCTCCTTGAGAACCAGGCTAAGGAGCTTCTCCGTGAAGCTTCATCAATGTCCGCAGGTGATGTAGAAGGTTTTGCATCAGTTGCTTTCCCAATCGTTCGTCGTGTATTCGGTGGATTGATTGCAAATGATCTCGTAAGCGTTCAGCCTATGAGTCTTCCAAGTGGACTTATCTTCTTCTTGGATTTTGTCAACGGCGATTTCCGTGCTGGTATGGACAAAGGCGATTCCGTTTATGGTGGAAACGTTGTTGGTCGTCAGTTGACTGGCGGTGTTGACCTTGACGGTGATATGTCAAAGGGTGGACCTGGTGGTTTTTATGACCTTGGTACTGGTTACAGTTCACCAACTGGTAGTGTTGTACGTCACTTGGCTGCAGCGGCTACCGCAACTGACGAAGTTGCTCCTGGCTCTTTGACAGAGGCACAAAGAAAGTTGATCAGATTTGACCCAGATATTTTGGCTGGTTCACAGGACGTTACTGTTCTTGAGCTTTCCGCTTCTGGTATCCCATCAGACCTTAACCGCGATGCACTTACTGCTATCGCAGAAGTTACAGGTTCTAGTGTTAACACCCGTCTCGTTAGAAGACTTACTTCAATCACGAGCGCTGGTAAGCTAAGACTTGTTTTCTTGGGTAACGGTATTGACAGTGGTGCGGCTGAAGGTGTTAAGCTTTCTTACCCACTTAAGGATACTTTCGTTGCTGGTGGTGCAGGTGCAGGTCAGCAAGACGCTCTCGGCTCTATCGTAGCTGGCGAGTTTGGTCTTGAAGGTGCTGGTGACAATGGCGCTGGTGCTGATCCTACACAGCTTCGTTCTGGTAGAATCCCTGAGATTGACATAAAGGTTGACAGCATTGCTGTTACCGCAATCACCAAGAAGTTGAAGGCAAAGTGGACTCCTGAGTTAGGTCAGGACCTCAATGCTTATCACAACCTTGACGCAGAGGTTGAGTTGACTGGTATCCTTTCTGAGCAGATTGCTCTTGAAATTGACCAGGAAATCCTTGGTGATCTAATCGTTGGTGCAAAGGCAGGTACTCGTTACTGGTCTCGTGCTCCAGGTTTATTTGTTGACGTTAACGGTAATGAGCTTGGTGCAACCAGCGCATCACCTGACTTCACTGGTACGGTTAGTGAATGGTATGAAACTCTTATTGAGACCATTAACGACGTAAGCGCTCAGATTCACAGAAAGACGCTCCGTGGTGGCGCAAACTTTGTTGTTTGTTCACCAGAGGTAGCTAACATTCTTGAGTTCACGAGCGGATTCAGAGCTTCTGTTACGGCAGACGCTGACCGTGGTGACATCGGTGCTGTAAGAGTTGGTGCTCTCAGCAAGAAGTTTGACGTATATGTTGATCCATACTTCCCACGTAACGTAGTTCTCGTAGGTCGTAAGGGTAACTCTTTCCTTGAAAGTGGTTTTGTATACGCTCCATACGTACCGTTGCAGACAACGCCTACCATCTTTGGCCAAGAGGACTTCGTACCTCGTAAGGGTGTAATGACCCGATACGCCAAGAAGATGGTACGACCTGATATGTACGGTCTTGTTATCGTAAGAGGTCTCCTTGGTGAGGCTGGCGCTAGCTGATAGTGCTGATAACTAAAACTAGCCCCCCTATTTTTGGGGGGCTTTTTTTTGTTTATTTGGTTATGTTCGGACTATTTATTATATAAACAAATAAGGTAAGGCGAAATGCCTTTTAAATAAAGGAGATTATATACAATGGCAAAACTAGGAAGATATAGTGCTAATAGAATTAAGGTTGAATCTATCACCGAAAGCAAGCAGTTGGAAGTACACGATTGCGGAACATTGCTACTGCTAGACGCAGCAGCAGGCTGCACAGTAACATTACCATCAGTCGCAGACGCAGGCAAGGGGTGGTGGGTTAGACTCGTCGTATCCACTAACTGTAGCAGTAACACAATTGTTATCACAGAGAAAACATCTGAAGACACTGATGTTCTTCGTGGTGGAATCAACGAGCTAGAGGTTGATACCAGCGATGACGGACCAAGCACGACAGGCGCTACTACAATCACAATCGCAAATGCTCTAGATACAGTAGGCGATTTTGTTGAATTTGTTTGCGATGGAACAAGATTTTATTTCCATGGACAAACCAAGCTTGACGGCTGTATGACCATCGCATAATAAGTACTTCGCCTTACTTAGAATCAACCCCCTTCCATTTTTGGTTGGGGGTTTTTTTATATCTGAAATCTAATTATGGTATAATCGTTTAGTTGAAAGGAGTTTATGATGGGTAAACGAAGAAAAAGAATGATGATGAAGAAGTATGCTAAGAAGTATGCAAAGAAAAGGCAAGCTCTTGGTTATGATAAGTTGAATATTAGTAATGCCTTGATAATGATTGATCCTGATGGACAAGAGGAAAAGCAAGAAGGAAATGTTCAGGTAATTACAAATACACCAACCAAAGAGGCTTCTCAAAAACAAGAGGCAGTGTTAGATCCTGAATTACAATTGATACAAATTGAAGAACCAATAGTGGAAACAGCAGAAGAGATTGTTCCTCCAAAGCCTAAACCCAGAAGAAGAAGGGCTAGAAAAAAAACTACTACAACTAAAACCACTACAACAAGCACAACGAGACGCAGAACGGCCAAAGCGAAAGATTAGGTCAATTCTCTGTACTTCTGACTATTTACTAATAGTAAAACTGGAGGTACATTTTAATGTCATTACCTGTGCTCACACCTGCAAGCAAGTCAAGTAAAAGTATTTTACCTGCAACTGGCAGTGAGGGAGACGTGAATAAATCCGTTCCTTATAAGGTTTATTCAAAGTCTGCCTCTCCATTGTATGATACAACTTTTCTGTCTGGTGCAGCGAACCAAGTTACGTATGTTTATAGAAAGTTAGGTGGAGACGTACTGGACATTGAGTTGAGCACTGCAAATGTTTACTCAGCTTATGAGGAGGCAGTGCTTGAATACTCATACATTGTCAATGTACACCAGGCAAACAACTCACTTTCAAGCTATCTTGGTCACAAGACTGGCTCGTTTGATGACCTTGGCCACCTTAAGTCTACAGGTGCAAACGAATTGTCATCTTCTTTAGCAGGCACTCATGCTGCGTTGAAACTTCCAAAGTTTGATTTTGGATATGCCAGAAGAGTCGCAGAAGGTCTTGGGGCTGAAGCCCAAGTTGGCAGAGGGAACGTAGAATACTCAGGTTCCGTAGCTTTAACTATGGGTGTGCAGGATTACGATTTGCAATCAATAGTGCAGTCCTCCTCCATATCTCAAAGTGGCAGCCTGTTCTTTAACAAGGTTAACGGTAAAAAAATTCTTGTAAAACAGGTCTACTACAAGACGCCTCAAGCAATGTGGCGATTTTTTGGATACTATGGTGGTTTGAATGTTGTAGGAAATTTGCATAATTATGGACAATTTTCAGACAATTCAACTTTTGAGCTTATACCTACATGGCAAAATAAAGCTCAAGCATTAGCTTTTGAGGATGCAATCTACACAAGGACTTCGCATTTTTCGTATGAGTTAAAAAACAATAGGTTGAGGATTTTTCCAGCTCCATATTCTGGTGGGCCACAAAGATTGTTTTTTAAGTTTTCAATTCCAGAGGACTCTTTTGCTCCAGATGCAAATGACCCAGAGAGAGAGGGAGTTAACAATATGAACAATCTTCCATTTGCAAATTTGCCTTATGGAAGCATCAATTCAATCGGCAAGCAATGGATTAGAAGATTTGCTTTGGCTTTATCAAAGGAAATGCTAGGCCAGGTTCGTTCAAAATTTGCGACCATACCTATTCCTGGGGAAAGCGTTACTTTGAATGGTGATAGTTTGATATCTCAAGCAAGAGAAGAGCAAAGCTCTCTTAGAGAAGAGTTAAAAACAACATTAGCCGAAATGACGTACACCAAATTAGCTCAATCAGAATCAGAATTGGTGGAGGCAACAAAGAAAATACAAGAAAGTGTTCCGTTAACGGTGTTTGTGGGGTAAATAAATGGCAGACAATAAATGGAAACAGCCAAAGAACCCACCACCTCCGTTGTTCACTGGCAAAAAAGAAAAAGACTTAGTAAAACAGGTCAATGATGAGCTTGTAGAAAGAGTCATTGGTCAACAGATATTGTATTACCCAATATCAATAGAAAACACTGAGTTCCATCCTATTTATGGTGAGGCTATAGAAAAGAATTTTTTGAATCCGATAAGGGTACATGCTCTTGTTGAGTGGCAAGGTTATGAAACTGAAACAACTAATCTGGGGGTTGATAGGCGATCTAAAATAGTTGTTCATTTTCACAAGAGAAGGCTTACTGAGGATCAAAATTTATTTGTTAGAGAAGGTGATTTTGTTTTGTACGGCGAGACTTTTTATGAGATTGTAACCCTCAACGAACCAAAGCAACTATTCGGACAAATTGATTCTTTACTGGAAATCTCAGCTGAATGTGTTAAGTCTCGTGAGGGGTTGTTTAATGCCACATAGGATAAAACCAGGTCAAATAGATAGAATTCCATTTGCAGCATCTCAAATACAGAACGTTGATAAAGCACTTTTAAATTTTGTGGAAAAGGATTTAAATATTTCTGTCACAACTCCAGAAGGGTTTAAGAAAGTTCCAGTAATCTGGTCAGGTGCCGAAAGAGCTTATCAAACAAAAAAAGATCAACTCGTTAGGGATGAAACTGGAGCCTTAATTCTACCACTAATCACAATAGAAAGAACTGGTGTTGCCAAAGACCTTTCAAAAAAGGGAACAATACAAGCTAACATTGTGCCAACTAAAGACGAAAAGGGCGGATCTATACAGATTGCTAGAAGAATCAAGCAAGATAAGACTTCGGTGTTTGCAAATGCAGATTCTCTCAGGAGAAGAAAAAGAATTAACTTTCCGATTGCAAATGAAAAGAAAGTTTTTGAAACCATTTCTATACCTCTTCCGATATACTTAACTGTTCAATATGAAGTAAAAGTGAGAACAGAATATCAACAACAGATGAACGAAATTATAACTCCATTTATCACAAGACCAGGTGGGGTAAACTACGTTATTATTAAAGATGGTGAACACCATAGATATGAGGCTTTTTTGAAGCCAGATTATGAATTGTCAAACAATATCTCTAGTTTTTCCAACGAGGAGAGAAAATTTGAAACAACTATTAGCATTGAGGTTCTGGGGTATATAGTTGGGGCAGGTCCAAACGCAGATCAGCCTGATTTGGTTAAAAGGGAAAACATTGTTAAGGTTGCAATACCCAAAGAACGACGCGTGTTAGAAGACGAACTAGAGGGCAAAGATCGTAGGCTCTTTGGCAAAGCCAATGTGCCTTATGATCCGTTTATTTAAGGAGGTTAAAGATGGGGTTTACACCTGACGACGATAACAGGCCACCATTACCTTCTCAGAGGCCTGATAATTACACTAAGCCTATAAAGCTTGCTGCATCAAAAATAGAGAATGTTGATGCGGCAATCATAGATTTCGTTAAAGGATTAAAACTTAGTGCCAACAAGAGTTCTGGCTTTGAAGAAGTTCCGATTATTTGGGTTTCTCCAGAGAGAGCGTATTCCTCTAAACGCGATCAGCTTTACAGAGATAAGGATGGCACTCTTATATACCCTATAATTTCAGTTGAGAGATCTTCAGTAAGAAAGGATCTGACAGTAAAGGGGACCGTCTGGGCAAACATTCCACCAGTTGATGATGAGAAGGGCGGTTCAATACAGGTAGCCAGAAGAATTAAGCAAGATAAGACATCAAATTTTCAAAACGCTCACGCAAAGCGAAAGAGAGGGCAGCTTAATTTTCCAAACATGAAAAGCAAAAGAATTGTTTATGAGACTGTCTCAATGCCAATTCCTGTTTACGTGGAAATAACCTACAAGATTATACTTAGGTCGGAATATCAACAACAAATGAATGAACTGATCACGCCCTTCATTACAAAGCCAGGCGGTGTAAACTATATAGTTCTTAGAAAAGATGGGCACACTTACGAAGGCTTTATACAGCCTGATTACAGGCAGAACAACAACTTTAGAAGCTTTACAAGAGAAGAAAGAAAACTAGAAACAGAAATTGAAATTAAAGTTCTTGCTTATCTGATTGGTCAGGGCAGAAATCAAGATCAGCCAACATACGTTGTAAGAGAGAATGCTGTTGAGGTAAAGATACCAAGAGAGAGGATTATATTTGATGATAAGCCACAACACACTGGCGGTCGTTATTATGGCTTAGCGGGTGTAATTAGGCCAAGAAAGGGCAAAAAGACAGAAGTGTTTGAGCCCTTTGAAACAGCGGGTGTCGGTGGTGGAGCAGCACCTGCCGCAGGTGCACAAGCTGGCGGCGGCGGTGGTGCCGCAGCTAGAGAATATACAGCGGGGACTGGTATCACTTTAAATGGTAATGAGTTCTCCGCAGATAATAGCGTTGTAGCTTTCAGATCTGGCACTACATTCACTGGTCAGGTTAATTTCACTGTAGCATCTGGTTCCTCGGCAACCTTTCATGCTATTTCTGGTTCAAACATTACTGCAATGTTTATGGATTCAGATGAAGCGCAAATAAGGCAACTTTCGGGCTCTACAGCAATTTATAATAAGCTTACAGTTAGAGATCTTGATCTTACTGTTCTTTCAGGTGCCGTAGGCACAATACATAATATAAGTTCTTCAACCTTGACAGCAAACTTTATTGATATAGATAGAATAACATCAAATCAAATTACGGTTGGTGGACAAGTTAAGCTTACGGGACTTGCAAACGCAGTCGCAGTTAGCACCAAATATCTTGCACTAGACTCAAACAATAATGTAGTTCTTACTGGGGCTGCTGCAGCAGGTTCAGGTGGCGGCGGAAGTGGCGCAATCGGTGCTGCAGAGGATGGCTCTTACGCAGATGGTCTATTTACAGATTTTACAAACACTACACCGATTGGTACACCGATTGATAGATTTAATGAAGTTTTAAAAATATTAGCACCCTCTCCTGCACCAGATCTGGCATCAATCAATGAGAATGTCACAGACGGGGTAGCAGCTAAACTATCTTTTGGGTCTTCACTAGCCATTGCAGACTACACATCGTCAGCTACCGCTGCTGGTTTTAGTGCAGTTGATATTAATGGCTCTTACTCTGTAGCCAACAGTGGTAGAAATCTTAGACTCGGTGCCTATGATGGAACACAAGATATAACAGGATTGTTAAATGATAATGTTGCTGCCAGCGTTACAAACACTTATGTTGCGTATGCATCAGGGGCTTTTGGTAACGCAGAAGTTGGCACATTAAAGCTGGAAGTCAATGGAAATATTATTCATTCTATCAATCTTGCTAGTCATAATGGTGCTGGAAATCCAGCATCAGGGACCGATTCGTCTTTAAATGCTGATACGTCAGGTTTTGCTAATGTCTCCATAACAGCATCAAGCTTTGATGGCAATAACGCAGAGTGGTACATATTCAAACACAGAACTGCTAGATACAAAGTTGATAAAGACTCCATGGTTTCAGGTTGGAACTATGCGAGAGTTATACATAATTTCGGAG